AGGAACCCATATCTGCTTTGCTCCTGAAATCTGTGTATCATAGGTGATACCGGCTCCCTCACCCTTTCTGGTGGGAAGGGAAAGACCTGATCTGATACCGTTTTCCTCTTTGCCTTTTTTGCTTTCCTTGATAGTCATAAGCGCAGGGTACATAGACTCGTTGCGCTTGTTAATGTAACTATCCAGGGTTACTGCGAAAAGGCCGGGAACGTACTCATTTAGAAATCTTGACCGTGTAATCATATTTTATTCCCTCCTTTCCTTAAATAGCCAGACTGTCAGCATGTCGGTGACAATCAGGATTAATTGATACAATCATTCTGCATCCAGCCGAGGAATAGACATCGGCCTGTGGATATGCCTGTCCGTGAAGTTTCAACGGGATAGTGGCCGTAACTGCGTTACCTGCTGTAGCGGCTATTTCCTGTTTAGATACTCCCGTACTTGTGTTGCCAGCGTTCAGAGCCGGTACAGTTATTTCATAGTTCAAATCCATATCTGCAAGAACAAACGCTCCATCTCCCTGTGCTTCAAACAACTGGTTTGGGTCGTCTGCAACTGCCAGATAACCTGCTACCGTTCCATCGCCAACCCGTCCTACTGCCATGTAGTTAATCGGGAACATATCTTCGTCATACACGCCAACTACCGCACCGAGAAGATGCAGGGTATCTCCAGCCGTGGTGGATATAACAGCACTGTCCAAAATCTGAATCCCTGCTCCGAGTTTGCCCGACACTGCCGCTATTGTGGTATCTGCCTGAACCATGTCACCATGATAAAAAGCTATCGTGGGGGCTGTCGGAACTTGATAATATGTAACTCTCAAGCAAGGGCCAAAAATGTTAAACCCATGAGGGTTGTCTAAATTCGCCATAATAAAATCCTCCGTTTTTTATTCGTTTACTACGAGGTCAGAGAAATCGGCGTTATCGTATTTGATACCCGCTTCCGCATCACGCTCTGCCTCACCTTCAAATTGAATATCACTGCCTGTTATGTGTTCTCTCTTGCGAGGGCCGCCAAGTTTCGTACTCGATGCGGCAATTCGGACGTTGTCGATTGGTTCCTGATTATTTTTGTCAAGGAAGTCGCCCTTTGTGTCGGCTATCCTGTGCTTTACTTCCTGTTCCTTCATCCACATAGCCCACGGCTTAAAAACAAGAATCTGGTCAAGCAAATGGATACCACCCGTAGAACCATCAACGAATTTACCGAACAGTCCCACCACTGGTTGCACGTTATTTACGGGCCACCATGCAAACGGGAAAGACTTGTTCTTTACTTCGTCAAGGCGTTCTCTACTTCGGGTAATCCATTTAAATTTAAACTGCTTGTCACGCTCAAGTTTCTTTGCCGGTTCCGGTATCTTGAACGGGTCTTCTGCCAGCGAAAAATCATTCGTGGCGTACTGATCTACTGAAATGTTTTTCCAACCTTCTGAATCTGACATGACACGCTGAAAGATTGCTCTTTCTTCTTCAGTCAAATTCGCTTGTGGTACAACTTCTGCCTGTTTTACTGGCGTTTCTACTACCTTATTCTCAACGGCCTTTGCCGTGTCATTGCCTGTTGATTCTTTTTCAAGTGCTTCTTTTGCCTTTCTTTCTTCCCAATACTTTTTCATCTTATCGCTCTGTGCTTTCTTTTCTTCGTCTGTCATCATATCTGGCCTCCTTTAAGCCGCTTTAGTTTTTAGAATCTGATTCACGTATGTTTTGAATACACGTGTCCCTGGTTTAAAACCAAGTCGTTCAGCCGTTTCTAAAGCACTTTTAGGTATGGCCTGTTTATCTGTACCCCCGTCTGTGCGTTTCGCACCGTCAAAGAGTGATTTGCCTTTTTCAATACCGCTTACTCTGTTCTTCTCTGTTTTACCGTCCATTGCGTCCTGTTTACCCTTCTCGTACTGCATTTTGAGCAAGTGGGGTAATTGGTCAAACACTACCGCCGCCGCACCTATGGCATCAGAGAACGGATGATCTGTTACGTTGAGAAAGTCCTTTGCCTTATTGATACTCTGTCTAAGGTCACTTGATTCATCTTCAAAATCTGCACCTAATTTTGACCTAAGAGCGTTGTTAAACATTGTAGCTCTCTGTTTAGTCTGTACTTCATCGACTATTTCTGTCTTGCTCTTTTTTGATTCCCTTGCCATAACGTGCTTCAGTGCGTTAAGCGTTACGCCGTCATCACCCTTGTGTTCCTCCATGATTTTGAGAATGTCGGCATCGGAAAGAAATTCCTCTGCATCCTTCTCTTTGTTCTTTTTTCGTTCCTGTCGTGCTTCATGAAGGGCAATCTTCAAATCTGATTTATCTTTCTTCAGCTTTGATAATTCATCCTCCATACCCTTGCACTTCTCGCTTAGTTCCTGATACTGTTTGCCGCCCTTGTCGTCTACAACTTCCTCTTTCTTGTCCTTGTCTTCACCGTCTTTCTTCTCTGTCAGAAGATCGTCTGGAATGTCCAGTTCAGACAAGATAGACGGGTCTGCCTTTTCCTCATTTACATCCAAACTTTCGTCTGTTACTTCTTGTACATCTTCATCTGCCATAGCGTTTTCTCCTTTGTTCACTCGTCAATACACCCTGACGGCGGGGTTATTATGCTTCTTCCCTCAAATATCTCCTTATCAAAGATGCTTCAAATTCTGATAGCATCTTATCTCTCAGTTCTTTCGCCCTTGTCTTCGCTTCTTCGGTCTTTGCAATATCGTTCGGTATATTCACGATGGCCTTAAACATCTTCATTGCGCCAACAAACGTATCGGAACTGACCGTACCATTGATGAACTGCCTGACTATTTTGGCCGCCGCTTCAACCTCAAGCCTTCGATAATCGGTAAATTCAGAACTAAAGATAATGTCGTCTATCATGCTTGCATCCCTGGAGGTTGCATCTTCTTCATATTATTAGCCACCTGTGCATTGGGTTTATTCCCCCCTTCCGTGTCAACTCCAACCTGTTCAGCTATCTGTTGTTTAGTTCCAAGATATGTGTCCACAGCTTGCATCAAATCAGGATTGGCAAAAAACTTCTCAAGCAACGCCCTTGCCTCTGGATTGATGTATTGTTTAAGATCGGTCTTACCGTATGCCTTCAGAACATCTTCAAGGGCTGTCATGGGATTCATAAGTGGGTTCCCCTGTGCCATCATTAGTATTTCTTCCGCTTCCTTGCGCTCAATCATCTTGTTGGCTGAAGCCGTAGACCCTGACAGGACAAACTTGTATCTCTGTCTCAGGAGTTTACGAGGTATCGGTACTTCTTCACCGTTATAGTTGAATGTCTTATTGAACGGCATATGCTGGTAATAGAGGTCATAGAGAACACGGACAATACTTAAAAATTCCTCTTTGGTCGTGTTCGCCTGATAATCGTACTTGATATTGCCTTCCTGAATGACCGCCATGATTTCAGTAGCGGTTTTCTGCTTGTCGTCTGGTCTGCCTATCTGCGGATTGCTGATACTTCCAAGCTGTTCCCAAAGGCGCATGAATATCTCAATGAACTGAAGGTAATTGCCGGGGTTCAACTTGAAGAAATCGGGTATCATCACGCCCTTGATGCTGTCAACGGGAATACCTTTCCCCGGATGAACTTCTGTTTCAGACTTAATACCGCTTGAATCTTCATAGAAGAACCACGGAATCATACAGAGGATGCTTATATTGATGACCGTGTTAAAAAAGTCACTGGTTCCATTCTGAATAGCCTTCATCTTGCCGTACATACTTGTGCCGAATGACCGTCCAGGTTCACTAAACAAACGCACCCTACGTATCATATGCTCATTTGAGAAGTTAAATTCCCTGAGAAGGGCAAGCCTAATAAGAACACCTGAATCAACGGCTATTGTGGCGATTATCCTTTCTTCTATGAAATCGCTCTGTTCTTCTTCGGGTTTATCATCGGTGTCATTCATTATCCGTCCTACTGGATAAGAAATGTACCAGTTTATGCACTTGATAACTTCCTTGCCGGTCACTTCTACGCCGGATACACGGTCATCGGGCGTCATATCGGCATCTGCTTTTTTAAGATTAGTTTTATTGGGAATAAGCCACGGCCCTATTTTATTTGCAAGGTACTGGTCTTTATTCAGCATCAGTTCAGAGTATGTTGGCCTCACATACATTCCTACGTCTGCCCTTTCCCAATCCTTAATAGAACCCAAGTTGTCAGCACAAAGAATATCCGAGAAGGGTACGTTTTCCACTTCCCCACCTTCAAATAGAATGTCCTCAACGTCTACCCATTCGGGTATGCCATTGGGGGCCATTATCTGACCATCGGGAGTGTACTTAAAATCCCTTCTTACAAGTTTTTCCTGATTGTATTTGGTAATTCCAAACCATGTACCTTCAAGCAGATTAAGGTGAATTACATCCCTTGCAACCGTTTTCACCTTGATTTCATTTTCAAGTTCCTGATTGAACCAGCTTTCCGTAATCTTAATCGCATCATCCTGTTCCTGTGTGCCTATCATCTCAAATCGTACAAGAGGGTCACGGCCTACAAGACCAGATACCAGACGGGGTTCAAGGTTATCAACGGTAATAGCGGTCAATGGAAGGGTAATATTGCTCTGTCCATCCCATAATTCTGTTTTTACCTCTGTTTCCTTCTGCTCGTACACTTTGTGAGAATCTTCAATCTCTTTTATCTTTTCCTGACGGTATACAGAACCTTCAAAGGCTTTTTGAAGTTCCTTGCAATGGTCAACAAGAGGCTGAAGTTTGTCATTGTCCGGGGCAGATGTCGGCCCTAAGTCTGGTTTTTGTGCAATATCGGCATTAGGAATCATTATCACTTCGTTAGGATTGTCCATTTCCATCTATTTTACCTTTGGTTTGGGTTTTCCTTTACACTTTCCCATG